ATCCGAAACGACCAATTTGCCCGAAATGGAAGGACTATAAACATCTTCAAAATAGTTTAATTCAACCATTTTGTCTTTTAATTCTATAGAATCATTAGCTGCAGCTGTAAATAGGACAATTGATGTTAAATCATAATCTGTTGCGTATTTTAATTGTGCGTTTGATGCTGCTGAATTGTTTGATGCCATATTAAGAACTCATTAGTGATTTCAATTGCAGTTCGATTTCATTTACAAAACTATCTTTGATTATACTTATTTTTCGTTTAACTTCATTTGCAGTATTTTCATAATCAAATATGGAAATGGCATTATAGGAAGTTGTTTTTGTTACAACAATTCCACTATTCGGAAATGTTGATTTAACTGTGGAGTTTATTCCACTATCATATGTATTTTTATCAATTTGAATGGTTATTGTTTGTTCTTGTAGATTACTAGAATCTGATGTAACAACCGTTTGTTCATAGTGATGTATTGTACCTAATGTGTATGCGGTTACCACACCAGGAGTAGTAGAACCCGCAGCCTCAGAATATTTTTTTACCATATAAAGGTCAAACTGTTGGTTTGTCAATGGCCATTCAGATTGTGAATCCATAATACCATTAGCATATAAAACAATCCAGTACCGATTCACATCATTATAGTAACGATATGCAATATTCTCTGGTGTGTCTATTTCTTTAATATCATATTCATAAGTAAGATTGATATTTTTGGCCAAAGACGGTAATAGATATGCTCTGGAAATTATATTATTAACAGTTAAATAATTTCCATTAAAATCCGATTGGTAAATTAAAGGTAGTGTATTAAAATATTTCATTTATTTTTTCTTTTAAAAAGTCATTCCGGTTTCACCTTTTAGCGTATCGGCAAAGTTTAATTCCTTGGCAGTTCTTGTTATACCGTTTGGATTTCTTTTTTGATTTGTTAATGATGTTTTTGTTACAATATCCATTTCTTGGAATTGTAATGTCATTCTAGATTGAATTGGATTACCATCATTATATGATGCCCAACCATTCGGCGCATAATCAACAAGAACATTTTTTAATACACAATCACCAAATTCAAAAACTTTTGCTTTTTTGGCTGCTGTAATTTTTGCAGTTGGATTGCCACCAAATACTGCACCAGTTAATTGTGAACCTAATACATTGGTAAGTGTGCTGGTTAAAACATTTTCAATTGAACTTAAAACTCCTGAATCGCCAGTAAATGCAAATTTAATGTTAAATATCTGAGGTGGAGTGAGAAATTGACCACTAGGTCCGCCTGTATAATCTGGTACGGAATAGTAAATAAATGAATTTATAATTTTTTCAACACTATCTGCTTCTTGTGCTGAAACTGGAGTAAAAAGAAAATCCAATTGAAACTCTCTTAATTGAATACCTTTATAAATTAATTGCATTTGTGGATTGGGAACTTGTTTTAATGCAGTACCAAGAGCACTTGTAAGACCAGAACTATTAATACCTACTGCTTTACCTGCAATGCCAGCAGCCCCAATTCCCAATTGCGTTGCATATCCATTGTCTATGAGTTGAGCCCCAATATCTGTGGCCGAATGGCCATTAATTTTTGTATCTGCATATGCATTACCAAGATATCCAGCAATACCTAATGTGTCTGTCATACTAATTGATGACCAATTTGAATCAAAACTCGTATTTAAAGTATCTGGCATAAACAGGGAAATTGTTGCTAATGGTGCTCCTTGTTTAACCATTTTATATGAAGATGCTTGTAGTACGGTTGCAAAAGATTCCACCATTGATATGCCTGCATCCATTGGTGAAACACCTGATGTTCCTATTGTTGTAAAAAATTCATATAAATTGCTTTTTGTGGGATTGGCCAAATCTGTGACTAAATTTTTAACTTGTGTCACTATTTTTTCTGGATTTTCTGATATACCTGTTGTATAATCAAAAATAGAAAATTGTACTGCATGACAATAGGTTGGATTGGTGGCCAAATCTATTGGGTATAAGAGGTTTTTTGAATCGGTTGGGTTTGAAAACAGAGCCCCAAGTAGATTTGTTGGTACTTGAACTCCACCTAAGGATAGTGGAAGGACGCTAACGATGGCCATTTTGATTTCCAGAAAAGATATACATACTATTTATAGAACATCCGGAACAATATTATGGCTTATTCAGGAAAATTTACTCCTAAGAATCCTCAGAAGTACATTGGAGACCACAAAAACATTATCTATCGTTCCTCATGGGAGGCAAAGGTAATGGATTGGCTCGACAAAAACCCCAATATTATCTCTTGGGCTTCAGAAGAATTGACTGTACCTTATATATCACCTGTGGATTCACGCTGGCACCGATACTTTCCTGATTTTATTGTTAAAGTCAAAAGTCGTGATGGTAAATTAAAAACTCTGATGTTGGAAGTTAAACCCAAAAGACAGACAATGGAACCAGCCCCACGAAAAAGAATAACAAAACAGTACATTAATGAAGTTACCACCTATGGTGTCAATCAGGCTAAATGGAAGTATGCTACCGAATTCTGTTTGGATCGTGGTTGGGAATTCCAAATTATCACGGAAGACCATCTAGGACTTTGATATAAATAATCATCATGGCATCTAAACTCTCTCAATTAGCACAACAGAAAACCGCAGCCCAACTTCAAACGATGGGTCGTGAAGCTATTACATGGTTGACCAAGAAGATATCCGATTTAAGGAATGTGACGGGAATTGCATCAACCATTGGTAAAGAAGATTTTAGAAAACGAAATAGGTTTCAAGTGGGTGGGTTATACTACTTTTACTATGATCCTAAGACCAAGGCAGATATACCTTATTATGACCGATTCCCTCTGGTATTGGTACTAGACATCAAAACTGATGGTTTTCTTGGCTTAAACCTGCATTATTTACCACTTAGGCATCGTTTAGACCTTTTGGATAAAATGATGGAATACGCCATCCTTGACGGCAATAATGATGTACAGCGCATGACTGTGACCTATGATATTTTGAACGCCTCCAGGCGGTTTAAAGAGTTCAAACCATGTCTTAAAAAGTATTTGTTTAACTACACACAGTCACAAATACTTGCCGTTCAACCAAATGAGTGGGATATTGCGGCATTCTTGCCAATTCAGCAGTTCAGAAAGGCTTCGGTAAACGAGGTGTGGCAAGATTCATTACAAGAAATAAGGAAAAACTAAATGGCAGGTTCCATTAACGATTTTAAATCAACATTTAAGACGGATTTAGCACGACCCAATAGGTTTGATGTGCAAATTAATATTCCAATTGTACTCTTGCCTTATATCTCAACGGCCAGAAATTTGGTTTATCGTTGCGAAAATGCTGATTTGCCAGGTAGAAACTTCGGCACAATAGAAAGAAAGTTTGGTTCTGCACCTACACAAAAGGTTCCATACCAAACCCACTACAATGAAATGAATTTAACCTTTATTGTTTCTGATGATATGTCAGAGAAGATTTTATTTGAATCTTGGATGGAAGTAATCAATCCATCTTCCACCTATAATTTTCAATATAAAGCAAACTATGTAACTGATATCATTATTAGTCAATATGATGTTACAAATACTTTAACCTACCAAGTTCAATTAATTGATGCTTTTCCAATTAATATAAATCAATTAGACTTGGATTGGTCTGCTGATGGTCACCATAAATTAGCGGTGACTTTAGCCTATACTAACTGGACTGCACCTATGGTCAGTAATATTGTTAGTAATCTTGAAACGCAAGGACTTTCTGGTCTTGCAAGTTCTTTGGGGTCACCTAATACCCCGTTTTAATGTGATTTGATAAGGAGATTTAAAATGGCTTTGCCAAAAATTGATGCACCAGTATATGAACTAGAATTACCATTGTCTAAGAAACAAATTCGTTTTAGACCATTTTTGGTCAAAGAACAAAAGAATTTAATGATGGCCATGGAAGCAGACGATAAAGATACTATTGAGAGAAACATTAAACAAGTTCTCCATAATTGCACCTTAACTGAAGGTGTTGATATTGAAAAGTTACCCATCGTTGATGTTGAATACTATTTTATTCAACTCCGTGCAAGGTCAGTAGGTGAATTGGTAGAAAACACTTATGTTTGTAATAATATGGTTGACGGAGTAGAATGTGGTAATAAAATGAAAACCACATTGAATCTTTTGGATGTCAATGTTACTTTGGATCCAAACTATTCAAACAAGATTCAAATTACAGATAAACTTACTATTGGTTTGAAATATCCTGAGTTTTCTTCAATTGAAAAAATTCTGAAGAAAGAAAGTGCTGTTGAGGTTGCTTTTCAATTAGTTGTTGATAGTATTGAATACATCTATGATGGTGAACAATACTACTATGCAAGTGAAAGCAGTCCAGAAGAACTTCAGCAATTTATAGAATCATTAAATGCAGCTCAGTTTGAAAAAATTGAAGAGTTTTTTGAGCATTTACCAAAATTGAATAAAAAGATTGAAATTAAATGTAGTAAATGTGGATATGACCACAGCATTGATGTTGAAGGACTTGAAAGTTTTTTCGTCTAATATTTTGTCATGACAATTTAAAGAATTATTACAGGACTAACTTTTCCTTGATGCAGCACCATAAGTATAGTCTAGCGGAACTTGAAAATATGATTCCTTGGGAAAGGGATGTGTACGTTGCTATGTTGGTACAGTACATTGAAGAAGAAAATGAAAGAATAAAACAACAACAACAATCAATGAAACGATAGATGGCGATTACAAACAAAGAAATAGAAGAAGCCGAACAAAAAAAAAGAGAATTCGATACTAAGCTTAGGATGCATGAAGCTAGTATGGGTGGTGGTAATGTTCGTTCTCCTAAAAAAGTTTCAAATTTACTAAAAGATTTTTATAAGTTGGATGGTGAAAATGTTTCGCCTAAGGAAGTTAAGAAACAAATTGAACAAGAACCGACTGAAACAATATACGAATTAACACAAAAAGCATTGGACATGGCTGATAAAATCATGGCATCCAAAGGTGTTAAGAATATGGTTTCTAATCCTATTATGTCATCTGCATTTAATCCCAATTCAAAAAGACAATCAGAAAACCAACAATCACAATCTTCCACACCAAGTGCAACTGAAGAACAACCAAGTGCAACAAAAGAACCTAAAGAGAAAAAAGATAAAGCAAAGAGTAAAAAGGATCCTGCTCGTTCCAAAGTGGGACCTGGTGTTGTTAAGAACTTAAAAAAAGGTGATTCTGATGCTGATGTGGTAGCTAAAGCATATAATTTTATGTTAAGTAATTATCATGAACAAACTAAAGAAAATAAAGATATTACCAAATATAGAAAAAAATTAGATAAAGTGAAAACAAAAAGAGTTAATGAGTTGATAGACCTTTTTGGTGGAACAAAATATAAATCAAAGAAAAAAATTAATTCAAAAAGTTCTTTTGGTATTATTGGAGCTTTATTAGCGGTAGCTGGTGTGGCTTTATATACTAAAAATGCATTTGCTAAAGTTAATGATTTTCTTTTTACGGATGATATAAAGAAAATTCTTGGATCAGAGGGTAGTTCGGATATTGATTTTGAAATTAAAAAATCATTTACGGAAAGTGATGCTGGTGCTAGGGAATCCGCTGAAGATTATTTGGGTAGAAAAATGTCAGATGATGAATTTGATGACCTAATTAAAACAACTCATGCAGAAGCGGGCCCAAAATCAAATAAAAAAGAACAAGCTGGTATTATGGCAACAATATTGAATCGTGCCAGAGATAATAAAGAAACAATTTCAACAACGATAAACAAACCTGGCCAATTTCAATCTGTAACAGGAACAGCAAATAATCCAGGTCCATCGCAACAATTTCTTGAAGGTCCTTCTGAAGAAAGAAGAAAAGATATTGTTTCTGCAGCTTCAACCATTTTACCAAATGTTTCAAGAAGTCAAAAGAGTTTTGCTGCGGATTCGGATGCTGCTTACAAACCAGGAACATCCACAGCAGGCAGAGATAGATTAAGAGCTGGTGGTGGTACATTGGAAGGTGGAACAAGGTTTGAAACTTCTAGTATTCCAGACCCAATAATACCAACTGCTAGTAAGGTTAGTGGTGTTACAACCTCAGGACTTGTTAGTCCTGTTGATAATGTAAAAAGTAATTCTGAAGTTGGTATGCGTAGGGGTAAAATGCATGAAGGTATTGATTATCCCGTTCCAGCAAATACACCAGTTAAGGCTGCTCATTCTGGTACATTAAAAAGTGCTGGTGGACCAAATTCATCTGCTGGTTATTATGCAACAATTACCGGCCCGGATGGAACTGAAACAAAATATATGCATTTGAGTAGACCGCCTGTTGTACCTGATGGTCCAGTAACACAAGGTCAAGTTATCGGTTTAAGCGGTAATACGGGTCATGTAGAAGGTGCAAATGGGGGTTATCATTTACATTTTGAAGCTCGGGATCCAACAGGACAATTAATTCAATCTCCAGCATTGGTTGCAAAAAATGTAGATATACCCCAATTAAATAACAAAAAAGGTTTTCTTTCAAATCCTTTTAGTAATGTTATTACCAATAATACAACTAATGTAATACAGGGAAATAAAACTGTTGCTACGACTACTATACCAAAATCAAATCAACCTGCACTTATGGATCAACAATACTAGGTAAATAAATGGATTATTCAAAAGCCGCCGGCATAAGAAAACAAAGTCTATTATCATTAATAGCAGAAAATAAATTTGAAAATGGCCAAACTGTGGGTGCATCTATTAAAGGAGCCTTTACAGATAAAGCAAAAGCCAAATGGACGGGATACAAAGAAAAACTTGACCCATTAAATTGGGTTAAAGGAATGACGGGCAATGGAGTTTTTGGTAAATCTATAAGAACCCTCGCTGGTCGTGCCATGGGTAAAACTGATGAGGAGATTTCCTATTTTGGTGGTTATTCAAGAAATAAAAAGAATCCACACTATACAACAATTGGTGCTGGTAGAATACAAAATTTACGAGTGGGTGATTCTATTGCTGATGTGCTGGGTAAAATGTATAACTTTATGCTTAAAAATGCTGAGCGTGAAAAATTAAATTACGAGATTGAAAAGGCCTTTAGAGAAGAACAAACTGAAGAGGATGGTCGTAGACATGACGCATTAATTAAATCCATTAAAGATTACATGAAAGGAAAAGCAACACTCGATAAACCACCTCCAGAAGAAGAAAAGGAAAAAGGATTTTGGGAGGCTATTATTGATGGTGCAGCTGCCTGGGGTGCTAAACTACTTTCAAATCTTTGGAATGCTATAAAGTTTGTTGGAAATTTACTTGCTGGTAACTGGTTGGCAGGTCGTTTAATACGTTTTTTTGCTTCAGCTGCCGGTAAAGCTATAATTGCTGGAATTTCCGGTGTGGTTGGCGCAGTAAAATCTTTATTTTCCAATAAAACTCCTACTGCAACTGGACCTATAACTGAACCTGTATCCCCAGTTGAACCAAAACCAACAACGAATCAACATCAGAAATTTACAAAACCAAATAAACCATCACCTAGAGATATAGCTAAACGTAGTATTCTGAGAAATACTGCACCATTAACTGCGGAAGAAACAGCAGTAGTAACAAAAACTTGGGGTCCAAAAATTGTAGCTAAAATGATTGCAAAAGGAGCAGCTAGAGTATTGTTGGCGGCGATAACTCCTGCTCTTTTTGGATTAGAGGCCTATGAGGCAATGCAATTTGCAGTTGAAGCGGGTTTACCTGAGATGTTAGCTAACGGTGCGGGTAAAGATGCTCAAAATGCTTGGAGAAATTTAAAAATCCAAATTGATCCAGAAAAAATGGGAATGACACCAGCTGAGGCAAGAAATGCTTTGACCGGAAAGGATTACGATATTAATAAGTTGGGTGGTAGAGAAGTATTAGAACGTATTGCTAATTCAAAAGAAAACCCTAACAATAAAACTAGTATTGCCAAATTAACTTCTTTTGATGATGCGTTGAAACAAAAAAAATTAGAACTTCCTGTATCTGAAAATCTTGGTTTAGCTAAAGGTGAAGAAGTGGTCATCAATACAACCAATACTGTTGGTAGTAAATCGGAACACCAAGACCTCACACCAATTGATCCACGCAATAACAATGAATCATATGAACAATGTGTCAGACGAGGTGCAGTTGGCTGTTAACCAATAAAAAACCCACCATAAAGGTGGGTTCTAAACCAAGGGGTCTTTAGGTTTAATCTTCTTCAGCTAACTTACTGAAATAAGCCATATCATCATCTTCACCTAGACTTGGTTCAATATCAACCGCTTTCTTTGGTGCAGACTTTGCTTCAAACGATTCGTGTTTAACTTTCTCCACGGTTGTCTTTGGTGCTTCACCATTGAGACCGAGAACCTTGTCAAGACGACCTTTCAATGCTTCATAGGTCTTGAACTCTTTTTCAGCAGTCATTTCTGCCAATGAGAATTCGGTCTTCCAAATCTTTTCCAATTCCTCATCATCACTCAATAGAGCAGATGGTGAATCGAATTCAGACTTGTCATAGTTCTGATATCCTTCTACCTTACGAATCTTGAGCTTGAAGTTAGCACCTTTCCACATATCAAATGGATTGATTGCTTGTTCGTCCTCAAATTGTGGATTCATGGCTTCAGAAATCTTATCGAAAATCTTCTTACCGAACTTGAACAGTTTTACTTGTCCTTCGTTTTCTGGATGCTTAGGATCCGAAACGATATACACGTTAGTAATATAATTTAACTTACGCTTTTGTTTACGGACTACATCTTTGTTAGCTTCAATGCCAGAATTCCATAATGTAGAATTGTGTTCACATACTGGACATTGTTGGTTCTTTGTGGTCAAACAATTGTCAATCAACCATCCACCAGGACCTTGAAATCCATGTGAGAAGATTTTGACCCAAGGCAGAGCATCATCACCATCGATTGCAGGAGCAGGCAAGAAACGAATTGTCGCTTGGCCATTTCCCACTTTGTCAACTTCTGGTCGCCAGAAATTGTTATCCTTATCGGATCCACCTTCTGAGGATTGTGATAGTGCTTCGATTGCTTTGGAGAGTTTGTCGAGATTGCCTGATTGGCGTTTGAGGTTTGCAAATGAACTCATGGTATTACCTTTCTTTCGTATTAAACGGAGTATTAACGGAATATAAAATCTATCAAATAAACATAATCAACTACTGTATAAC